TCATACCACCACTCCCCTTTGGGTAACCACATAAGTGTGGATGGATCTTTTACATCTTGCCAATCTACCTCCCATATCTGATGCTCATCATCAATACCAGTGATGGGTCTTATCTCCTTCAGTAATTCATAACACTCTTTCAATACATCACTGTAAGTATTTTGTTCAGTGAAGTGACCTGCCTGTGGATGTCTTTTGTTTCTAGCAATTTTTGATGTGGGTGATGTAAGATCGAGTCCTATGGTTTCCCAATTGTGTATCCTACTCCAAGTCAAATCTGTCAGTTGTCTTGCACAATCAAAAGATATTTGATCACGATTTGATCCTATCTTACTATACTTCCACCATAGATCATGAAACTCTGCCATTTCAGTGTCTACTTGTCTCCATATACATGTCAAAACTGGTGAAAAATATTTTTTGAAATCATAATCAACTTTACTCAAAGCATTTACGAGTTCAAGCATCTCCTCTCTTGTATTAAAGTTAGCACCGAACCCTTCCATGATTTCATTGTGGAAAGTAAACCTATGTGGATGCAACATGTGGGTCAATGGCACTTCTTTTAATATTGCTTTGCTTTTATCCACCCACTCCTTAGTGTGAACATAACATCCATCTAACCAAACTGTCTTGGTTCCATTGGGAAATAATTTATGTGGACATATCTTAGCGAAAGCAGATAGTCTCCTTGGGTCACCACCTACCTCATCATATACAAATTCTGGTATATCTCTGAACTCCCATGCTCCTTTCTTCTCTACATTTCCGTCCGTAAAACAAACATACTTTACGTTAGGATCATAGTACATGTCATCTGGTATGGTATCATACCAATTTGTTATGCTAGTATAAATTACTATCTGATCTTTTTCTGGGTCATGCCATTCAATAGCATAAGAGTATGAGGCAGCGTCACCATAGAAAGGTTGACCTGTGATTCGATCTCTTCCTGTTCTAAAATATTCTTTCCAATCAAAAAGACCAGTGACTTCGGTAAGTAAATCTACAAACTCAACAATATCAACTTCTTCATGATGATATTTGTAATCACCACACTTATTGTTCCACCACTCACCATTTGGACTTGCATCAGAGAATCGATTTATAATATCTCTTGAGTATACTGTCTCACATTTTTGTGGGCAAAGTTGATATGCAACGGAGAATGATAATTGATCTCTTACACCACCTTTATTGTACCACTCCCACCACATCTTGTTGAACTCATGATCATTCCAACTTCGCCATATTATTGTACATAATGGTGAGAAGTATTTTTCAAAATCAAAATCTGTCTCTGCAAGTTCGATTGTAAATTTCAATATATCATCTGGATCTACCCACCCTCTACTCATATACTCCGCACACTCCTCAAGGTATGTGTGTTTGTGTGGGTGTTCCATATATGTAAACCCACCCTTAGATATAATCTCTTCACTCAACTTTTTGAAATCATCATTGAGAAGATGTACTTTAGATGCATCAATGTAAACACTAGGTCCTTCAAAAGGACACAATATTTTATCTTTTCTACTACTTCTGACAGGATCACCTAAATCTTCCACCTCTGTTATGACCTTCACCCACGGTGGTGCTTGTAGATCCTCAATATAATTGTTAGTGTTTATAGTATAGTAAATCATAATATATTATACTTACCCATATAAAATTCATGGTCTGGGTACTCAGTATATAGTTTGGGATTTAGACCTGTAATCTCACACATCTCTTGCAATAACTCATCCTTTCTAAGATACTGTTTCATGTCACCTCTCTGTGGATGCATACCTCTTCTACCAAACTTATTGTAATATCCAAGTGGGACACCTGAGTCTGCTCTACGTTCAAAAACTGATGGTAATTGTATTCCTGATTCTTTGAGTGCCATGTCATATGCAATCTGATCTCTGTTACAACCAACCAAAGACCACTTGTACCATGACTCATTGAACTTTATCATTTCTGTTGTCAAAGTTCTCCACACTATCGTGCCAAGAGGACTTGCATATGTTCTAAAATTATATCCTGTCTCCTTGAGTTTCTTTGTAAGATTGATTGCGTCATCGTAACTAAAGAAAGCACATGTAAAACCCTCTAACATTTCATCATAGTATGTAAATTTTGATGCATGTCTAAGCATGGTAAATGGAAAACATATCCTACTCCTTTCTATAAACTTGTGTGTATGTCTGTAACATCCATCAATCCATATTGTGTTTGATCCTTCTGGAAAATACAAATGTGGATTTGCTTTTGGGTAGAATGATAATCTTCTTGGACAATCAATATCTACATCAAGTTTGATATACTCCCATGGTTTTACACTTGTATCCACTGTGCCATCATGGAAACAAACATATCTCACATCAGGATGATAGTAATTACCAGGCACAAATTCATCATAACCATTTGTAATACATGTGTATACTATTATGTCCTTTGGTTCTACATACTCATTCATTTCAAAAGGTGTATACTTTACAGTTGCATATAATTTACTAGAGAATAAAACCTCAGACTTATCGTAAAATATATCACGTAGATCATCAATAAATTTTACTCTATCTTGAGCAGTTGGTTTGTCTTGTAATACATATGATTCACCGTAATTTTTGATCCTGTTCTGTCTGTTTCTCATCTCTAATTTTATTGGCACACGGTGTATCTTAAACGCCAAGGGTGATCTAAATTTTTTACCTATCAAATACTCTGCGATAGAACTTGATACTTGATCTCTATTGACACCATCATCATACCACTCTCTCCATGTATCACACCAATCACTGACCT